TTGAACAGGCATATCCTTCTGCTAAGATTGAAACAAAAATCTTAGACAACGTAATGAGCCATTATGGTCTTAAAGATACTCAATACACTACTAACCTAGTTAAGTGGGCAGAGGTTATTCGTAAGACTTTCTTCGATGGTGGTATAGATGAGATCATCGCCACTAGACGATTAGTTCATATCGTTAATGCTTTTGCCATCTTTAAGAACAAACTTAAAGCGGTTGAGGTTTGTGTAAATCGTTTTGACGAAGACACAAAAAACAGTTTCCTTGATCTATACACTAAGATTGACAGTGGTGTCGACATTAGCGAATTAAATCAAGGACCTTCCAATGATAGTGAGGAAAGTGAGGACAACCTTGCTTAAATCTATCGTTCATAATGTAGACCTCGTGGGTGGGCAGCAATGCCCACCTTCAACTAAGGAGGTGATATAATGACATTGGAAGTTAGAGTAAAAAACAATAATGTAGATAAAGCCATGAGGCAACTAAAGAAAAAAGTTATGAAAGATGGCTTATTGAAAGAATTAAAACGAAGACAATTTTATGAAAAGCCTTCGTTAAAAAGACAACGCTTGAAAAAAGAATCAATCAAGCGTGTAAACAAATTAAGGCGTTTGCAAGAACGACTTGATGACAACTAACCAAATAAGAAAGGACCTTATATTATGGGTAGAAAAACTCTTGCTAATAGCACTAAGTTTCTTAACGCTTTGTTAAGAGGCCAGTCTGTGACTTGGAAAGAAGCACAGACTAAATTTAACCTCTCTAAACCTAGAGCGGTTGTTGATAAAATCCGTGAGGAAGGCCATTGTGTCTATATCAACAAAAACAAATCAGGTACTTATTACAGAATAGGTACTCCATCTAAAGCGCTAATCGCTGCTGGTTTTGCCGCTTTAGAACCATCAGTTTATGCATAAGCATAAATAGTCATAGAGGCGGTTCGTAAGACCTCTGTGAGTGTTGCCTCTCGTAAAGACAACACATTTCGGGTTTGGTAGTTTTCCCCTGGATATTGAATCCTAGAAAAAACTACCACTTGAAATTTTATGATTAATGATTATATAAATATTAGTGAGACGCCACTTGGGTCTCATTTTTAACATTAAGTTAACTTGCTAACAAGGAGGAAACTATGACAAGAAACTTATCTATATGGAACGATCTAAGACCTTTTACAATAGGGTTTGACGATCTCTTTAACCAGTTTGATCACTATGTTGATAATAGATCAAACTCATTCCCACCATACAATATCGTGAAAGGTAAAGACGATCTCAATTGGACAATTGAAATGGCGCTTGCCGGTTATAATAAAAAAGATATTGAGGTAAAATATGCCGACAATACTATCACAATCAAATCTATTCATAAAGATGAAGACGATAAGGATACAATTCATAGAGGCATTGCTAAAAGACATTTTACTAGATCATTCACAACTGCTGATGATGTTGAAGTAAAAGGTGCTGAAATGGCCGATGGTATGTTATCTATTGCATTGGAAAAAATAGTCCCAGAGGCTAAGAAACCAAGAACAATTGATATTGCATAAAATAGATAAGGGCGGTATCCACTCCGCCCTTGACTTTGATTTGAAACCTGATATAATGGACACATGTATAAATTTAAAGAAGATATAATTTTAAAAGATATTAAAGATTACATAGACGAAACCTATTCGTCCCACTATGCACAATCTTCTAAACAAGCAACCGAAATCATTATCGACCAAGGACACGGTGATGGTTTTTGTATGGGCAACATTTTAAAGTATGCTCAAAGGTATGGCAAAAAGGATGGCAAGAATAAGAAAGACCTTATGAAAGTTATTCACTATGCAATCATACAACTGTCCCAGGATCATTATGAAGAACCACCACTTGGTTCTGTAATGTCTGAAAAATATCGAAACAACTAACAGGAGAAACTATATAATGAAACTAAGTGATAATACAAAAGAAGTTTTGAAAAACTTTTCTGAAATTAATCCTAACTTAAAGATTACACCAGGAAAAACAATCAAAACTATTTCAACTATGAAAAACATACTAGCAACTGCTGGTGTCGAAGAAGAATTTCCACAAGATATTGCTATCTATGACCTATCAGAATTTCTAGGTATGTTATCTTTGTTTAATAAACCTGTGTTTGAATTTGACGATAAACACATGACTATTAACGAAGAAGGCACATCAACAAAATCAAAATATTACTTTGCTGATGAATCTATACTTACAACCCCACAAAAAGACGTTAAGATGCCTGAAACAGAGGTAGAGTTTACATTGACGGAAACTGATTTAACAAAGATTAAAAAAGCTGCATCTATGTTGCAACTACCAGACATTGCTGTTAAATCTGTTGGTAGTGATATCATAATGTCAGCGGTTGATAAGAAAAATGATACAGCAAATACCTATGATGTAAAAGTAGGTGAAACAAATAAGAAATTTGAATTTCATTTTAAAACAGAACACTTTAAAATGTTGCCTGGTGATTATACTGTATCAATATCATCAAAGTTAATATCAAACTTTAAACATAAAAACAAATCAGTAGAATACTGGATTGCCCTAGAAAATACTTCTAAGTATGAGGGGTAATCTATGGAAAATTTATTATGGGTAGAGGCGTATAGACCCTCTACAATTGATGAGTGTATCTTACCTGTTGAAATAAAGAAGACCTTTAAATCTATCCTTAAACAAGGTGAGATACCAAATTTATTATTATCTGGCACCGCTGGTACAGGTAAAACTACTGTCGCCAAAGCATTATGTAATGAACTTGGTTGTGATGTAATGATGATTAATGGTTCTGACGAAGGTCGATCCATTGATGTCGTAAGAAATCAAATCAAGAACTTTGCTTCAACTGTATCTCTACATGAAACAGGTAAACCTAAAGTGGTTATTGTTGACGAAGCAGATTACATGAATGCTGAAAGTGTTCAACCTGCCCTAAGAAACTTTATAGAAACATTTAGTAATAATTGTAGATTTATTTTTACATGTAATTATAAAAATAAAATTATACCTGCAATTCATTCTAGATGTACTGTAATTAATTTTTCTATTCAGAAAAAAGATAAAGAGAAACTAGCAGGTTTATTTCATAAACGATTATCCACAATCTTAGAACAAGAGAACATTGAATTTGATCCAAAAGTATTGGCAGAACTTATAATTAAGTTTTATCCAGACTTTAGACGAACCATCAATGAACTACAAAGATATTCTGTATCAGGTAAAATAGATACAGGTATACTTGTTAATATTGCTGAGGCAAATCTTAAATCCTTAAACAAGGCATTAAAAGATAGACACTTTGGTGATATGAGAAAATGGGTTGTTGATAATATCGACCAAGATCCTGCTGGTCTTTACAAAGACTTATATCAAAACTTCTATACAGAATTACAACCACAAAGTATTCCACCTATGGTCATTCTTCTGGCAGAGTATCAATATAAAAATTCTTTTGTTGCAGATCCAGAACTTAATATGGTTGCATGTTTAACTGAAATCATGTCTGAATGTAAATTTAAATGAGTGACTATGGTTTAACAAAATATCTCACGGCCATCAATTATAGTAAAGAAAAATTACTTGATACTGATGACAGAGAGTGGGAGAAAAAATATCCACCTTTCATAATCAATAAAGGTTTATCTTATTTCTCAGATACAATTATGTATGCTAATGAAATGAATAAATTACATCATGCCACAAAGCATATGCAATTCTCATTTTTTCTAAATAGTATAAAGTCTAGAAAAAGATTTAGTAAATGGCTGAAAGCCTCTAAGATCAAAGATTTAGATGTAATCAAACAACATTTTGGTTATTCTAATAAAAAGGCACAAGAGGTTTTATCCATACTAACAAAAAAACAGATTGATTATATAAAAGAGAGATTATATAAAGGTGGGANAAAATGAGTGAAGTTATAGAATGGAAACCAGACAGTATGCTCGAGGTGAAAATCAAAGAGCCAGATGATTTCCTNAAAATTAGAGAAACGCTAACCAGAATAGGTGTAGCAAGTAGAAAAGAAAGAAAGATATATCAATCTTGTCATATATTACATAAACAAGGTAGATATTTTATTGTACACTTCAAAGAACTGTTTGCTTTAGATGGCAAGACAGCAAATATTTTTGCAAATGATATTGAAAGACGAAATACAATTGCACAACTATTAAGTGATTGGGGTTTAGTAGAGTTAGTAGGTATTGTGGAAAATAAAGCACCACTATCTCAAATTAAAGTTTTACCATTCAAAGAAAAACATGAATGGATATTAGAACCAAAATACAATATTGGAAAGAAAGGAAATGAAGATGGCGACCAGAAAGATAATGTATGAAGCTTTAGTGGCACATGCTAAAGGTCATATAGAAAAACATAAAGCAAATGTAGAAATTTACTTTAATCAATCTGTTGGTATTGGCGAACATGGTGATATCATGGAAACCATAGAAAAAGAATTAAACATCATAGCACAATATCACGACCAATTAGAAGTTTTAGAAAAATATTTTAAAGATACTACAATTTAATATTGACTTTATTGTCAAAACCTGATATAATTATATTATGAATTTTTACACCAATGTGTCGCCTTATGGCGATGAATTACTTGTTAGATATTTCGACAATGGTAAAAGATGTGAGGATCGTGTACCATATGTTCCTCGTCTTTACATACCAACTAAAGGTAAAGGTCGTTATAAATCTTTAACAGGTATTGGTCTAGAATCTAAATCATATAAATCAATCAAAGATGCCAGACAGGCAATCAAACGATACGAAGAACATCCAAACTTTATTCACGGCACAGATAGATTTCAATATCAATACATGGCAGATTATTGGCCAGGTAATGTAGAATACGATAAAGATAAAATTCGTATTTACACAATTGATATTGAGGTTGAAAGTGAACATGGTTTTCCTAATGTAGAAGACTGTGCTGAAAAGATGATCTGTATTACTGTAAAAGATCAAGTTAAAAAACAAATATTAGTTTGGGGTATGGCAGACTATACAGTAAAACAAAAAAATGTTCATTATATAAAATGCGAAAATGAACGAGATTTACTTAAACAGTTTTTAAAATTTTGGCAAACATATACTCCAGATGTTCTTACTGGTTGGAATAGTAAATACTTCGATATTCCTTATCTAGTAAAACGCATAGGCAAAATACTAGGTGAAGGTTCTATGAAACGCATGTCGCCTTGGAATATTATACAACAAGATGAAACTTACGAACAAGGTAAAACACAAACATATTTTAGATTACTAGGTATTGCTCAACTTGACTACCTACAACTCTATCGTAAATTTACAATTAAGAATCAAGAGAGTTATCGACTAGATCATATTGGTAAGGTTGAACTTGGTGAACAAAAAGACGATAACCCATACGATACTTTCAAAGAATGGTATCAACAGGATATACAATCTTTTATTGATTATAATATACAAGATGTTGAACTTGTTGATAAACTAGAAGACAGATTACAACTTATTGAATTAGCATTGACAATGGCGTATAACGCCAAAGCAAACTATGAAGATGTATTCT